ATAGGTTTTTCAACAGTTAATGCTAATAGACCCAGAACTACTAGAGCCCCTGGTGGCAGTTCTGGTGGTACAGGTAGTATGATATATCCTATTATTCCTGGCAAAAAGTTTAGAATGGTCGACGGTCCCTTAGTATTAAGAGACTTTATCAATGCACTCAACATCAACAAAGGTGAAAAAGTGGGTCAGCCTGACTATGGAACTGATATTTGGAGTTATATTTTTGAACCCAACGATGCAGATACTCAATTCAGAATTCAAACTGAAATACAGCGTGTTGCTAGCTCAGATCCTAGAATATTATTAAACTCTGTTAAATCATTTGTTCAACAAAACGGAATACTATTAGAAGTAGAAGTTGCTATTCAGCCCTTCAATGATGCTTCTATTGTTAACGTATTCTTTAACAACATCACTAATCAAGCTGTACTAAGACCCTAAAAAACCGGTGTTTTCCTTTAAGATAAATACTTAAAAGAGAACACCACTATGGCAACCAGCTCAAGACAATCAGCATTATTCGGCGTCAACGATTGGCAAGCAATCTACCAAACGTTCCGTGAAGCCGACTTCAGAAGTTATGATTATGAAACACTACGTAAGAGTTTCATTGATTATCTACGTGCATACTACCCTGAAACATTCAATGACTACATTGATAGTTCAGAATTTATTGCCCTTATGGACGTCATGGCGTTTATGGGACAGGGTCTGTCTTTCCGCAATGACTTAAATACCCGCGAAAACTTCATTGATACTGCTGAACGCCGTGATTCTGTTATCAAATTAGCTAACTTAGTCAGCTATAATCCAAAAAGAAACGATACCGGCCAAGGTTATATTAAGGTAACAAGCATTCGCACTACTGAAAACATAACCGATATGAACGGTTATAACTTGAGCAACCAAATTATTCTTTGGAATGACCCGGCAAATGCAAACTGGTTAGAACAATACAACACCGTAGTTAATGCAACATTGATTAATAGTCAGCGAGTTGGTCGCCCAGGAAACTCCGCAGATTTGCTAGGAGTTAAAACAGACGAATATAGTATTAACATTCCACCCAATAGCTTACCTATCGCTACTTTTAGTTCAGTCGTTGACACAATTAATATGAATTTTGAATTGGTTTCTGTAACTAGCCTCAATGAAGATTATGTTTATGAGATTCCACCTGCTCCAAGCGGGAGATTCAACATGGTGTATCGTAACGACAAATTAGGTTACGGTAGCCCAAATACAGGATTTTTCTTCTACTTTAAACAAGGTGGATTGCAGTCATATGACTTTAACTTAGCACAACAAATTTCAAATCAAGTTGTAGATATTGATATTCAAGGTATCAATAATACAGACACATGGTTATACCAATTAAACACTGACAACGGTGGCAGAACAATTTGGAAACAAGTAGAAAGTGTTTACGCCAACGCACAACTACAAACTGAAACAAGCAATAAGAAAATCTTTAGCGTTATTTCACGTTTCAATGACCAAGTAAGTTACACTTTTGGTGATGGGGTATTTTCTGAAGCACCAGTTGGAACATTTAGATCATATGTACGTGCAGGTAATGCATTGACATATACAATTGATCCTTCTGAGATGCAAGGTATTCAAGTAACTTTTCAGTATATTAGTCGAGCAGGTAGAACAGAGGCACTTACAGTAGGATTAGAGTTACAATCAACAGTATCAACAGCGCAAGCTAGAGAAACATTAGCAAACATTAAATTACGTGCTCCTGCAAGATATTATACACAAAACAGAATGGTTAACGGAGAAGACTATAACAACTTCCCGTATACACTATACAACTCAATTGTTAAAAGCAAAGCTATTAACCGAAGTTCTGTTGGTGTATCTAAAAACTTAGACTTACTTGACCCCACTGGAAAATACTCTAGCACTAGCTCATTCGCAAGTGACGGCGGAGTATATCAGAACAGTAACAATGGTTACCTATTATTAACGATTACTAACACCGGCGATATTATTCAGTTTTTAACCGATACATTAGCGGCATCGTTGGCAGACACTAGAGCAAAACAATATTACTTACAAAATTATACACGATATAATATAAACACTGCCTCAGGCGACGGCACAGTTTATTGGAATACTAGTACAGTCAATGCGAATAGTATCACTGGTTATTTCTACAATATATCTGGTTCAGCCAATGTACCAATTGCAATTGGCACATACTCAACACACAATGTAAAGTATATTACAAAAGGAGCAATGATAAAAGTTACTGCACCTAGTGGCTATTACTTTGACATCAATAATAGATTAGTATCAGGTATTCCTAGCCCAAGCGATACTACATATTATTGGACAACTGCATTGGCGATTGTAGGAGACGGTTATAATAACGGTCAAGGTAATTTTAGTAATGGTACAGGTCCAGTAACATTGAATGGTTTTGTACCGGCTGGCGCAATTATTACTCAAGTAATTCCATCATTCAGTAATACGTTACCAAATCTTGTATTACAAGAATGTATCACTCGAATGGAATTAAATCAAGATTTTAGTTTGGTGTTTAACAATGCGTTGCTAGTGACACAAAATCGTTGGTCAGTTGAAAATTATAATACTGCTAATTGGTTTGTGAATTTTGAAAGCACCGGCGACAACACTTATAGAATTTATTATAGAGCATTACGTTATTATTTTGGTAGTGTATCGGATACTCGATTCTGGTATGAAACAGGTAAGCTTGTTTATGATCCAGTTACTGGTAAAATTTTAGCAGACAATGTTAATATGCTAGCAACAAACACACAACCAAGCAGTAACTATCCATTGGCAAAACCGGTTGATGTGGTAGTTATTGGTCAGACAGTAGAATCAGATGGCTATGTTAACGACTTTGAAGTAGAAGTTGCTAGTGTAGATGTTAATAATACGGAAATCATTCTTGATCCTGACTTCTTTCAAACAGTAACAGGGTATGTTACAGGCTCAACTAATATTGGCATATACTCATTCTTTGAGTTGATTGAAGATGCGGTTAATCTATCACGATATCAATTAATTCAGTCATCTAATGTTGCATATCAATATCCAAATCAATCTGCAATTGAAGTTGTTAAGTACGAATACCCTTTAGGACAATTGTTTTATGCATATAGTGAAACTGATTCAAATGGATTTTACAACGTGTTCTATACAACTGTACAAGATACCACTGTGACAACTCCGTATTATATTGTTACATCTCAGCCGCAATATTCAATGAAACCCGGGCGCCAAGGTTTGCAGTTTCAGTATAAGCATAATAGTAATAATACAACACGCATCGACCCGGCAACTACAAACATTATTGATTTATATTTGGTAACGCAGGCTTATTATACTGCATATCAAAATTGGATACAAGATACAACCAATACTGTAACTAAACCAGCAGTACCAACGATCAATGAACTACAACAAGCATATGGTAAGATTGATGATTACAAGATGTTAACAGATAGTGTAATAATGAACAGTGTTCGCTTTGTGCCGTTATTTGGTTCTAAAGCACCAGAACAGTTACGTGGTACTGTTAAAGTTATACCATCAGCAAATAGTAGTGCAAGTAACAGTGAAATTCGCAGTGCAGTTTTATCTGCAATGAACAGTTATTTTAATATTAATAATTGGAATTTTGGGGATACATTTTATTTCTCAGAGTTGAGCGCATATTTACACGCACAACTTGGTGATTTGGTAAGTTCAATTGTTTTAGTGCCCAATGACCCTACAATGTCATTTGGTGATTTGTATGAAATCAAATCATCACCGTTTGAAATTTTTGTTAACGGTGCGACAGCAAATGATGTAGTAGTAATTGCAGCCTTGACACCTGTGCAATTACAAATAAGATAAGTATATAACAACTAGAGAGTTATAATGGCAGCAAGAATTAGAACTTTAAATTTTTTACCTGAAGTATTCAGAACCCCTACTAATGCACAATTTTTAGGAGCTACACTAGACCAACTTGTAGATCAACCAAATACAATGCGTATTCAGGGCTACATTGGTAGTAAATTTGGATATGGTATAAATGCTAAAGACAAATATGTAATAGAACCTACAAAAGTTCGTACGGATTATCAATTAGATCCGGGAGTAGTATTTACTAAGACAAATACTTCCACAGCTACAGATTTCATCACGTATCCTGGCATCATTGATTCATTAAAATTAAATGGTGCTGTTACTAACAATAACGATAGACTATTCAACAGCCAATTCTATTCATGGGACCCGTTTGTTGACTTAGACAAACTAATCAACTTCAATCAATACTATTGGTTGCCATCAGGCCCGCCTTCGGTAGCAGTAGCAACTGATATAGTATATAATGCACAAGATTATAACGTTGAAGATGATCCTAATGCATATATCATTTCAAGTGATATTAACCCAAATGGTTCTGCTAACCCAACCTTAACTCTTATCCGCGGAGGCACTTACACCTTTACCGTAAATCAAAATAGTCCTTTCTGGATTCAAGGACAACCCGGTGTTACAGGATATGACCCAAATCAACCAAATTTATTAACCCGTGATGTATTGGGAGTTACTAATAACGGGGCAGAGACCGGCATCATAGAATTCATTGTTCCTTATAAAAATGCACAGGATGAATATAATTTTCCTGGTAACAACTTAGTTGATGTAGTATCGTCTGCACCGTTTGATGATATTGAGGGTAAACTATTAAGTGAGGTAGTTGACATTGATGGCGTTACAGCACTCGAAGGCTTAAGAGTAATGTTCTACAACACCGGTGTGCCTGATGAGCAGGGATTTGTAAGTCAATTTTACGATACTACTGAATTTGACCAAGATGGTGGTGAACCTTATGTATTCCCCGGTTCATCTGTTAATGATAATAACTATGACGGTGGTTATTTTACTGATGTATCTGCAACGTTCTACAGAATCATATATTTAGGTGATCCCACTGATCCTGTTATTAAATTAGTACCTGATTCAGGCATACCTACTAATGAAAAGATTACAGTAAATTACGGAACCCAATGGAAGGCACGTAATTTTTATAGAAATATTCAAGGTACTATTAATTTAGTTCCATACTTAAGTAGTTTGTTAGACACATTATATTATCAAGACGGTACTGTTCCAAACAAAGTGGGAGCGATCAGATTAATTAATAGTAACATTACTAACCAAATAAATGTACTTGACATTTTAGGTCGAGTAAATTATACCGCTCCAAACGGAGTAGTATTCACTAATGGATTGAAAGTTACCTTTGACGGTGATATTTATCCTACTAGATATAGGTCCGGTGAATACTATGTACAAGGTGTTGGCACTGCAATTGAATTAATCAATACTATTGATTTAATAGTTCCGGAATCATTTACTGAAGGAACATATAATCCATGGGATATATTACCATATGATATTGGTAACTATGATGTCACATTGTATATTCCGGTAAGACAAGATTATATTACTATTGCTAGAAATAGTATAGATAGAAATCCATGGAGTCGCAGTAACCGTTGGTTCCACATTGATGTTATTAATGCTACTGCAACATATAACAATGACC